GTCCAATCAAGGTAATTGCCGACCAAAACTGCCCGCCTGACATTGCTTACTTGCTTCAGATTAACACCTGGACACTTAACAGCATTAAGGCTGCTCCACACTTCTTGGACATGGATGGTAATCGTATGCTCCGCGAAGCTGGCGCAGATGCTTATGAAGTGCGAATCGGTTTCTACGGTAACGTTGCTTGCAACGCACCAGGATACAACTGCCGAATCGCTCTAGCATAAGGAGAGTGAAAGATGGCTAACCGTAGGTTTCAAGATGTTCAGTCTCTCCAGCGAGAGACTAAGATCATTACAGGTGTGGTTGGTGACGGTGTCGCTAGCCTTCCTACAGGTATTAAAACAGCAGCAGCAGCAGGTTCAGCTTTGACCCTTACGCTTGATGACAAATACAATGATTTAGTTGGTGCGCATCTAACAGCAAAGTCTCTCACAGGAACTTTTACTCATGTAGAGGCTGTGGCTTTTAACACCAGCAACACCGTTGTGTTCACTGTTGACAACCTTAATGCCGCTGATGAGTTCTACGTGACGTTGTTCCTCAAGAACACTAGCGTGGACCGATAATCATGAAGGGCAAAGGCGATAGTCTTGCTATGATTCTCCTGAAGGCTAAGGAGAAGTCCGGGTCTTCTAAGGAAGATGATTACGCAAAGGCTAGGGAAGACTTAGCAAGCAGAGCAACTAACGCTATGAAGAATAGCGATGGTGCCGAGCTGATAGCGGTTATTAAAGATATGGCCGCTATCGACGCTGAGTAAGGAGTGGGGCAATGGCGACGTTCAGTGAGAGTACTTTAATCGAGCGTGCGCGTCGCCGCGCCGACATGGTGGGAAGTGACTTCGTAACAGATCCAGAGATTAGGGATTACCTAAACTCTAGCATCTCTGAGCTTCATGACTTTATGGTCAAAAGCTACGAAGATTACTTTGTCTCTGAGCAGACCTATAGTGCTCCTTTAGGTTCTGCCGGAGCCAACCTACCTGACGACTTTTACAAGGCTCTGGGTGTGGATTACACCTCTGGAGGGACTACGTCCTCACTCAGAGCTTACTCCTTTACAGAGAGAAACCTCTACAACTCCCCTTACGCTAACATCAACGAGCTTGCTTTCCCGATGTATCGGATTGAAGGCAACAAGATTAAATTCATCCCTGAAAACTCGCAGTCAGGAACCTTGGTTCTGTACTATGTCCCTGTTGCGACTCAGTTTTCCGCTACAGTCACGGAGATTACCAATGTAATCCCTGGCTATGAAGAATATCTGGTTGTTGCTGCAGCGATTCGTATGCTCATGAAGGAAGAATCTGACTTTAGGGCATTGGAGAATGAGCGCCAGCAGCTTTCCAGTCGTATCATTAGGGCGATTACTCCTCGCGATACCAGTGGTTCTTTCTCTATTCGCGATGTTCGTAAAGGCAGGTTTAGGAATAACCTAACCGTTTGGTACTGAGGTGAGTCATGAAGGGGTTTTCTCCTGAGCTACAGACGGACACTCAGACCACCAATGTTCAGCAATTAATCAAGAAGTTTGCAGACGGAGTTTCTTCCTCGGCAATCCTTGATGGCGTTTTAATTAAAGACGTTAAGCTAACCAGTGGTCAAAAGAATACGGTGGGTCATCCTCTTGGCCGTCCAATCAAGGGCTATATACCTGTTAGGCTAAGTAACACCACTGTGGTATATGATTCTCCAGGCGCTAATCCTCGTCCATCGAAGCAGTTTATCGTTAGCTGCACAGTAGATGTTACGGTAACTTTCTGGGTGTTTTGATGCTGGACAAGAAAACCATATCGCTTCCGTTCTCTCTTGGCATAGACCAGAAAACCTCTGATGGCACTGCTAAGCCTGGGGCTCTCGAGTCTACCTCTAACTCGTGGTTCGATAAATCAGGGAACATCAACAAGCGTAAGGGTTTCTCTGAAATAAGCAATGCCAAAGGATATGACCCAGCGTCGATTAACGGGCCAACAACTGGAAATATTAGTTCTGGCATGAATTCTTATGCCTACAATGAAGACTTACTTATAGCAGATGAAAACTTTCTCTATCGAAGAACTGCCGATGGTAAATTTCAAGACGTCGGCAGGGTAAGTCCATACACTTACTCTCGAGAAAAAGTCGCTGTAAGCGAAGACAGAAAAGTTGGATGTGTCAAAATGGAGCGCGTTCAATCTTCTGGGAGATACTATGACGTCATGGTTTGGGCTCAGGCTGAGCCTGTTAAGTTCCCTACCTACGAGCTTATGTTTGCTGTAAGAGATGTAGATACAGGATCCTTTATCCGAAGACCATATAGATTTTCATCTATAGCAACAGACGCCACAGACCCCTTTGTGGACAATTTAGCCAAAGCTCCATGTATTCGTCTTTTGAAAATTTCTGACTCTATATTATTCGTGGTGTTTAATTATGCGAACAATATAAAATATTTCAAAGTACCAGACTTCATAAATAACAGTTCTTCGTCTGTTATACCTGGAGCTATAGACACTCTTTATGATGGTGGCTCACCGGCTTCTCCTATTTTGCGTCATTCTGTTTTTACTGATTTTGCTATAGCTCATTATGAAGAATCATCAACTGATTACATTATACTTGCCTATACCACTGCAGGAGCATCTCCTTATCATAACCTCATAAAATACGAAGTATCTGGCGGTTTTCTAAATCACAGTGTCGAGTCTGAGGTTTACTTAGATCCATCTGTAACATCCAGTATACCTTTAATTAGCGAATCTTATTTTCGCACAGGCAATTCATATCTCCCAGGAATCCATCTGCACACTAATAGTTCAGGCGATTATTCTGTTATGCTTAACGCCAGCGGAAGTTCTATTGATGCCAACTTACAAGCAACTCCGTATATTCAGGCATTCAACCCGTCTACTTTGATTCAGTCAGATCCCGCTGTGACTCACGCAAAGTTATACAACAGAATCCTAATGAATGGGTTTGCTTATGGGTCAGGAACTGATTACCAGCATATGGTAACTTTGGCCTATGCAGGCTCTAAAGACCTTGGGGGGACAACATTCTCTCCTCAGCAATCTTCGTTCCCATCAGGGTTCTATGATACAGGCGCTGCTCTTTACGGACTTAGGACCGGTCTTAAAAGTCAAATAATAGAGGTTGCTTCCGGTGCTGTCGATGGAGAGGGTTACGCATATATATATCCGCAACTCAGTGCAGGCACTACACCTGCATATGTTTGGGCCAATGTAAAATCTGGTGGAGGGCACACAAGCCACCTGCATCTAACTGTTATAGAGCCAGGGTCAGGATTTGCTGCTCAGCTTAACGCTAATGGCGACTATGAGCTATCTAGTGCAGATATTAACGATATAAGAGATTGGATAAATAATCAGGTGCCAGCAATTAGCTTTGCATGGCTTTCGAGCCCTGCTCCTGTTTACGGGCTAAACCCACAGGAGGACGATCGAGGGCTTTTAACATCAGTCACTAAAGTGAGCGTTAGCACTAAGACCTCTGGCCCCTACGTTAGTTTTGTTCAAGATCTTTATCAAAACGCATCTATTGTATCTGATATTGCAAATAACTATTTTGCGGCGGCAAAGACAAACTACAATTACGGATCATTTAATACATTTGAATTTATATCTGATGAGTACGGCGTCACCTATGCAAATGCCCCTACCTCAGATTGTTCATCAACGACAATTAGTGAGCACAAAAGTATTGTTAACCAACAGTTAAAACTTTTTTCTGGAGTCTCTAACGCTACCTACTTCAACGTGGCGACAGAGCAATCAATAGTTTATGGAAGCAATGGATTGGTTAACGAGTTCATAGGCTCTAAAGTAGCAGACGATAATTCTCCGTCTCAAAAATACATAGAGCAGACATTTTGTCCTGCCATATGCACAATGAGGAAAACTCAGCCGTACGAAAGATCTTTGCCAGGTGTTAATGCTGGCTCTACTCTTTTAATTGGTGGCGGAACTCTTTTCTCTTATGATGGCCAAAAACTAGTTGAAAACGGATTCTACGAAGCACCGTCTTTTAGATCTGTTCAAGCGGCAAGAGTGGATGCGGTTACATCTAAACTCGAATCTCCTAAAACTTATTTTTACGCTGCGGTGTTTGAGTACACTGACGCCAAAGGCAACCTTCATGAGTCGGTTCCTTCTGAGGTGGTGGAAGTCGCAACTACTGTTGATGGCTCTGACCCTGAGTTGGCGGCTATCCATGTTCGTATCAACGTCTGCGATGCAAACAGAAAAAGAAATTACACTCGAGTAGCTGTCTACAGAACAGCCCCAGATGGCGCTCTTCTTAAAAAGATTGCAGTCATACCGTTTAATAACGGTGATAGGTTTGTGGATTTTATGGACCTTGGTGAAGATGACAATGTTTTCACCAATGCTCCTGCTATCTACACTGCAGGCGGCGTTCTTCCTAATTTTCAGCCTGGCAGTGTTACTGACATTTGCACCCATCGTGGCAGGGCCGTGGTTGCAACACCCAGCGAGTTTGTTCGTTTCTCAAAAGTAGAGCAGCAGGGATTTTGTTACTCGTTCCCGGCACCCAATTTTGTAATTGATTTACCTGCGGACTCTCGTCTTGTCTCCGGCGTTGAGAGTAACCCCAACTTCTTGGTTCTTTTCACTGAGTCAGATGTTTATGCTATTCAGGGAGATGGCCCAGATAACTTTGGTGTCGGTTCATTTAGTAAGCCTCAGTTGATTGGCAAAGGTCAGGGTGCTGTTAAGTATAGCGCTCATTTAGCCCATGCTATCGGCACCTTTTATCAGTCTCACCGAGGCATTTACTTGATCGCTCCTAATGGCCAAATAAATTACATTGGGGCTAACGTTCAGGATTCTGTTGGCGAAAACTTAATCCAGAGCATGGATTTGTTCGATCACGTAAACGAAGTCAGGATGCTGATTTATGCAACCGATGGAACAATCGGCACAGTGATTGTTTACAACACTCTGTATCAGCAATGGAGTCAGTGGGGCGTGAACCTCACTGGCACGTTTAAGGCTCTTGCTAATCAGTGCTTTTATCTTCCCCCTGATGGTGACCCCGAGGAAGCGCATATTATCCTAGAGAGAAGCGGCACCATTCTTCGGCAATCAGACACTGCCTATACTGATGCTGGCGGAGATTATGACTTGAGCGTTAAGCTTCGCCCCATTCAGGCTGCAGGTCTTCAGCAAGCTCAGCGCGTTTACCGGGCCATGCTTTTGTACGACTATGTCACTGACAGCACTTTAAACATGAAGTTTGCTCGTGACTATTTGTCCAGTGTAGAGACTCACACAATATCGGTAGGCGCTGTGACTGGCATTGAGCAAATTCGAGCACACCTAGCGAATCAGAAATGCAAAGCAATTCAGGCAGAAATTATCGTAACTTCGAGCGGAGAAGGGCTAATTCTTAAGGGTATAGCTTTTCAGATAGGCGCTCGTGCTGGTACCTTTAAGCTACCGGCTTCACAAACCGCGTAGGGGGAAACCATGGCTTATCAGGCAATTGATCCAAGCACCGAGTATGGTGTGTTTCAAAGAGCCCTTAGAAGCGGAAAGGGCCTAGACCCTGTGGTTTCTGCTGTGTCGGCCCCTATCGCTCAGGGCATCGTAAAGAGAGTGATGGCCCCAGAGGAGGCGAGGCGTAAGCAAGAATTTGCTGCCGCAAAAGCGCAGGGTGCGCTTGCAGGAAAAGGGGCAGAGATTGCAGGGCAAGGCCGCCTACAGATGCAGCAGGCTGTTGGTCAACTAGGAACCACAGCCGCAGCCCTAAGCGCTGCTGAATTGGCTGACTACTTCAATACCAAAGCTCAGTTTGATGCTGAACTGGCTAAAAGCCCGCAAGACGCACGTAAGTTTCTTGAAGCTAATCCCGACTTTGACCCAGGCGAAGCTGCCCTTCAAACGGTTATCGCTGGCACTGATTCTGACCCAGGAATCTCAGCGGCTCAAGCAGCGGCAGCACGGCAGGCGGCACTGACAGAATTGCGCCAAGCAAGAGTGGCAAAAGAATTTGAAGCGATGGCTCCTCGTAAGACTTTGATCGAGGCGATGGCGTCAGATCCTCAGATGCTGGAGGCTCTTGCGAGGCGTGAGCAGGAAAAAGAAGCTCAAGCCATCATGGCTGCAAATGCAGAGCGGCAATTTAGAGAGCAGAATGCTCCAGGCTACGGCGACTTAAGACTAGGTGAAACTCCGCAGCCTCTTGGTGTTGCTGACCGCCCCGCTCTAACGCCACAAGGCGCGAGGGAAGCTCAATCTATGCTAAATCAAATTGGCTTCAACGTTGGGGCTGCTGATGGCATCATTGGCCCAAGAACCCGCAGAGGCATTATGATGTATCAGCAATCTCTGGGCCTTCCTGTTACGGGTATTCTTGATGCTGTTACCATGGATGCTTTGAGGATGGACTTTGCGTCTGCCATTAACCCCATGAGCGCCGCTGAGCAGGCTAGAAACTTTAACGAAAGAGTTCAGCCTGTTTCTCAACAACTTCCTCCGTACATGAGACCAGGAGTTTAAGATGGGCTGGTGGACCGACATAAAGAGAGGCGCAACGAAATTAGGTCAAACAGTTGGTCTTGTGTACACTCCAACAAGAAGCCCTTATGGAGAAGAAGGGCTCACTCCCTTCCAGCAACAAAGACTGCAGCAGCGCAGAGAGCAGCAAGCTGCCATCGAAGGAAGACAGCAAAGAAGCGAGGCTGCTCAGCAGGTAGCGCAAGGCGTTCAACAGCAGCAATCTGGCCTTATGGGTCTTGGCGCTCAGTCTCGAGGGCCTTTCAGTGGTGCAGCCCGTCAGCAGTTTGGAGCGGCAGCATCTCAGGCAGGTATGCTTGGTGCTGGGCAGATGGCCATGGCAGACGTTGGGGCATTACAGGGTCTTGAGCAGGACATAACGGCATACGAAGATTTAGGCGAGCAGCAGAGAACCGGCTTTGGGCTAGGCGAAGAACAGCGCCGAAACTCGTTCGCGGCACAGCGATTGGCGACTCTTGGACAAATTGGAGGCGGTGTAGCTTCTGCTTTCCAAAAGTCCGATGAGCGTACGAAGACCGACATTGAGCCAGGCGAAGAGGATATTCGCAAGATGCTTGATTCGATTGAGGCCTATAAGTTCAAATACAAGGGCGACGATGAAGACCAAGTCGGCGTAATGGCTCAAGACATGGAGAAAACTCCCATGGGCAGAAGCAGCGTAGTTGATATTGGTGGCGTTAAGCACATCATGGAAGACCCCTCTAAGTCGCTTGCTATGATGAAGTACCTTGATGAGCGTATTAAGAAGCTGGAGGGTAAGTAATGTCGGGACCATATCCAACAACGTATTCTAATAATTTACAAATGAGCGAGCAAAAGGGCTCACCTTTAGAAGACGTTCTAGCTTTTCGTCGCAGGTTAATAGACGAAGCGAGTGAAGAAAAGCAAAGAGCGAGAGCAGCTAGGGAGGCCGCAAATCAAGGTATTGAAGCTGGTTCGGCTCCTGTTCGTGCTGTTGATTCTCCTGTGCTTGCTCCTGATACCCAAGTGCAAACAGATCTTTCTGGCCCAGTTGGCGACGCGATAGCAGAACAAGCGCAAGTTGCGCAAACTGCTCAGCCTAAAGAAGATCAATTTAAAAAAATCTTAAAAGAATACACAGCAGAAGCTGATCCCTCGTCAAGGGGCCTTAGCGAGACAGAGATGGCTCTATATCGCTCTCTTGGCGGTGGTCAATTTGTATCCCCTAGAGTCAGATATGCTGAGCCTCAAGACTATACCCTTCCTGCCAAGCAATATGAGAGAGACCTGGCAGAGATTGAGAGTATGCAAGCGCCTGAGTCTTTTCAGGAGGCTCAGAGAATCGCTACTCAAGAGCGAGAAAAGCTTAACGCTGCACGATATGAGCTTATGGCATACAACCCTAGCCCTGCTGGCCTTAAGGGTTTTAGCTCTAAGTTCTTTGCTGCTCTATCTATCTCTCTTGGCGAAATGGCCAGAGGGCTCCGAGGTGGCAAAGGCCAAAACATCGGCCTCGATATGATTAACAAAATCGTTGATGATGAAGCCCGCCGTCAAAAGCAAGAATATGATAGGCTTAAAGACAGAGTTAACTTTGCAGACAATGCTTACGCCAAGGCATATCAAGTTCTTGGTGACGAGAGACAGGCGTTCAACCTGACCAAAGACGCACTCCTCTCTCAAGCAGAGAAAAAGTCTGATATGCTTGGTGACCAGATTAAAAACACCGAAGCGTATCAAATATACAAGACCAACCTTCAAAATGAGCAAGCCAAGCTTAGAGCAGATGCCACAAACGCCAATGTTGAAAAAGGTCAAGCCATGGCTGAGGCTTACCTTGAAGAAACGATGAAGCTTAAAGCTCAGGGCGGTTCTCAATTTAAGCTTGATAAGAGAAAAGAATTTTTAGATGACGCTAACAAACTGGGCGCTGTATCCGCTGACGTGAATGAAGCTCTTGTAAGCCTAGATAAGTATCTTAATAATATTGGCGACAAGGTCATCTCTCCAAACGATAAACAGGGGATTAAAACTATTTTGAAAGAAGCCGCTGCTCTTCCTCAAGATATTAGTGAAGCTGACTTCTTTGGAAAGTTTAAAAGTATCATAACAAGAGACTTATTAGCAGACAAAGATCTTTTGGAGTTCTACAACGTTATCGGCAAGGTAGCATTCGGTCTCGCGTCTAAAGATCAGGCTGCTTCATCAATCTCTAACCGTGACGTTTCTATGTTCCGCGACTTCTTGGCAGATCCCGTCAAGAACAAACAAGCAATTAGGGCATACCTGAATAAGTTCAAGATTCTCTCTACTGCGGGCAATCTGTACAACCGAGTTCTCGCAAATTATCAGGGTCCTCGAGACCCCCTTAGAGTTGCCGAGGAAGCCAGGGATAAGTACTTGATAAGCCAGGGGCTAGAAGAAACAGAAGGTGTTTGGGAGTCAAATGAGACAAAAGCTGCAGAAAAAGCGCTAGGGGTATACGGCAAAATGAGGGAATTTCAGTAACCATGGTAGATCAAAGCGAATACCGATACTTCATGGGCCCTCAAGGGCCTTTGCGAGTTCCCTACAAGGAGGAGTTCGCTAAAGATCTATATGAGATTTACACCTCTGATTACTTTCGTCCTATATCTCAATTTGAGTTTGACAAAGAGCGCAAGAGAGCCGACCTTCGCGAAGAGGGCGCTGGTGCTTACCTCAAGGCTTTTGGTAAAGGCATCGCGTCTGACTTAACCTTTGGGGGCTCTGAAGCAGCCTACGCTGTCTCTAATCCTGCAGAGTACTTCGCATATAGAGAAGAATTTCCCGGCACCATGATGGCGGGCGAGGTCACCTCTGCTCTTGCTACCTCTATACCGGCAGTTATGGCTGCTAGTGCGGCCACTCCTTTGGCAGGCGTTGGTGCAGCAGGCGCTGAGATTGCAGAGGAGACTGCTCAGTTTGCAGCAAGGAGAGCGGCAGAAAAAACCTTTATGCAAAGGTTTGGTCAAGCGACCAAGTTCACCGGAAGTGGCGCGACTGCCTTTATTGGAGAGAGCGCTCAAGAGGCTATCCGTAAACAAATTAACGACAAGGTAAAAAACAAGCTCGCTCAAAAAATAGCAGGTGGAACTGCTCAAGTGGGTACTCTTGCTGGCGAGATTGCCACTGACGTTGGTATTCGTGGCATGGTTCGCGGAGCCGCTGAGCAGCAGGCATTAGACCCAGATTCTGACTGGTCAGACCTATGGGCAGCAGGTGTAGATACCGCAGCAGCAGACGTCGAGGCTGGTCTTAAGTTTGGCGGTTTACTTGTCGGTACCGCTGCGACAGCGAAGGGGGCCCTTGAGTTAGGCAGGGCAGCTAGAGCATCTAAGTTCTATCAAGAGGG